CGCAAAACGTGAACGGCCGTTTTCGAGTCAATCCATCGAGGGCCGCCTACAAACATGGCCAGCGCCTCAATGCGGCCCTTGTCATTCCGTTTCACCGCCACCTTTACGTGGCTGACCCACGCAGCTAGAAACCCTTCCACGCCTACGGGCTCGCCAAGGTGCGACGCTGCCTCAACAATCTCTTGCCCTACTTCAGCCAGCTTTTGCTGGTTGTCTTTGGGCGGAACTATCAACTCAATAGTCAACTTCCTACCTCCTGCATGGTTTCAGCCAGTGTCAGCAGATTGACAGTGGCAGTCCCCCTGAGTGTAACATCCCACCGTGTGCCCGTCGCCCACATGGGGAGTCGAAATTCGCGGGAGGACAATACGTTGCGGTTCAGCACGGTACGGCCGTCCACCCGGACGGTGACCGCCTCCTCGCCGCCGTGAAAGTTCATGTTCCCTGCGCCGAAGGGAATGTTGACCGGCTTGACCAGTTCCCGGGACTGCCAAGTATGCTCTCGCAGAGTGGTTCCAGCATCCCACTGATACAATTCGTTGCCTTTGTGAATAAACAGCAATCCGTTTCTGGTCACCAGCACGTTACGGACATTGCGGTCGGATAGCTCGGAGTGAAAGTCCAGTGACCATCCCTGCTCAGAGCCTTCAGGCGAACTCATGACGAAAGCGCCTTTGGACATGAACACGAACAGCTTGCCGCCGTGCTCGATTGGCCGGGCCATGTTTGGCCCCATGGCCATCCACTCCCGGCTGGTATAGAGCGGCCAGGTCAAAACCACCGGGGCGTTAGTGCCCGCCAGTAAAATAAGTCCATCGCGCGACGGGTACACCGCGCCCGCACGTACCTTTGCCATGCCCCGGTTTCCGACTGACAGCATCGGGTAATTGCCCGGCAGTTTGGTGACCGAACGGCAGTCGGCAGAGTCGCAATCGACAGCGGCTGAAATGATATACGGCTCGCCGGTCGTGCCTACGTAGAGCACCCCGTTGTTTTCAGCTATGCCCTTGATCTTGTGCTCAAGCTCCAAGAAGTGCGGCCAACTGTAGTACCGGTTGTTGTCGCTGAAGTACACACTATTGCCGGCGTAACCACACAGGGTGTTCGTGCCGCTTATCAGGGTGATGCCCCGCAGGTTTCTAGGGGGCGGCGGGGCTAGATCAACCTCAAGAGCGTTCAGGGGGCCGAAGTCGTTTTCCGGCACGAAGCTCAAGTTGGCTACCGTCGAGATGGTCAGGTCGGCTGAGCCGATTTCCACCCACGCGGACTGGTCGGTGTTGCCCTGCTCAAAGCCGGTTTCGTATCCGTACTCGGCTCGGTAGAATATGACGCGAGTCAGACCCCATTCGCTGATGCTGATGTTAGGGTCATGCGGGGTGGACAGGATGATGTTGTCGAAGAACCCTGCGTCCACATGGTCGCTTGGGGGTGAAAGCTCACCGCGTTCTCCAGCCACGTTTTCATACTGGTAGGCAAACACTTGGAGTTCGAGCTTCTCGTCGGGGAAGCCCGGCTCCGGGTCGTTGGCCATGATGTTCACCGACGGGGGGTGGGCAGGAACCGGGACGCCCAAAATGAAGGAGTCGTACGAGCATCCCTGCAAATGGCGAAACCATCTAGGCCGCTCGCTGGCCGAAGTCACAAAAGCCCTGCCGCACGAAGGCACGTGGGCAACTTCAATACAGTCTGGCTGAAAGGCGCGGCAGCACCCGAAGTCCACTAGCCCGTCGGCTTCGGCCGCCTCGACGAACTTCAGTTCACGCCATGAACTTAACTGGCCGCTTTCCAGCCTACAGTCCATCGCCTTCACCGCGTGATTCTGCTGGACTAAATGCGGGGCCAGTCTTGGGGTAGAGCCTCCGAAAGTATTGATGGTGAAGTGGGCCATGGCTTAGTCGCAGCAGTTGGCTTCAACGTTGGACACACGGGTGCTGAGGCTGCTGATCTGAGTCTGCATGTTGTTGATGGTGCTCTGCTGGTTGTTGACCGTGTTCTGCAAGCTGCTCACGTTGCTTTGGAGGGTGAGGATGGTTGATTCCAGCACCCCGATAGCCTGCTCCAGCGCGTTGATCTGGCCTTGGTAGTCGTTAATAAGCTGAGTGAAATCGGCATTCACGGTAGCGGTGCCGCTCGATTTGGTCACCATGAACGTGACTTTCTGAGGGCTGCCTGCGTTTACCTGAAAGTCCAGATTAAGTAGCGGAGGCCAGTCCGGGGTGTAGCCGGTAACGCACCCCTCCTCGATGATCAGGCCGCCGGACTCGTCGTACACTATGCCATTCTCACACCCGCCTCCGCCTACGCTGTCGCAATCGCATCGCGGCAGGCCGAAGTTTAAGATCACGCTAGAGCCGGAACCGGTGGCCCACACAGTCGGGTCGGAGTCAGCGCTTAGGGTGTTCACGTCCCCAATGGAAATCGTGGGGCTTACGCCGTCCCTGCCATCCTTGCCGTCGATACAGTCGCAATCGCCGCCTCCACCTCCGCCGCCGGCGTCATCGCAGCACTCGTCCACCTCGAATACAGGAAGCTCACCGCTGTTGACGCCGATGATGCACCCGCCCTGAACTACCACGGTAGCGTTGGTGAACGTCCCGTCGTTTAGGGGGATGTCGCATCGCGGCATCACCGGGTCTGGCGTATTCTGGCAGTTGCCGGGGCAGCAAGCGGTCAGTGGGTCTTTGCAGCATTCGCTCATGGCTTGGCCTCCTCCGGCGATTCAATGCGATCTTCTTGCTGGCGCACCACGCCGAGAATGTTGAAGAACATGCTGTAGTGGTACTCCATCGTATTCGTCGTACCCTGCGCGAAGCGGTCACCCGACAGCATTCGGGCCAGCACATAATGCCACACCGCCGTGGCCATGTCGCAAGCGCCATTGAACGAGGCGTTCATGTCAGCCTCGTTGACCGGGCACGGCCCTCGGACGCACTTGACCCGAACGTAGGCTTCCACTTCGGGGGGCACTGGCGGGTCTACGATAAACCGCCCGTCCATGTTGCTATCTATCCGGGCGTTTTCGACAATGTAGCCTTCGTCGGCGTACTCTCTTACGCGAGGCGTGAGGCACGACGGCTTTTTCCAGTTGTTGCGAGCCGAGCGGGTGCTGGACTTGCGCACCCCAGTAATCGGCTTGATGGTTCCTCCATCCTCAGTGACCTGCTCGGGAATATCCAGAATGTTGTCACAACAGCCTCTGGTGTCCTGATACCGGCCGGTTTGCAGCTTGATGACCTCCCACTCGGTGAACAGGTCGGGCCGGTACTTGTAGACCAGACACATGCCGGAGTTGTATGCAGCCACCATCTGCTTGAGCGGGTAGCGAGTAAATTCATGGTCAGGCTCGTTGTCGTTCAGGGCGAACGCAACAGTCTCAAACCAGTCTCTCAAGGTGCTCATCTTTTGGCCACCCATATGGCGATCACTATGCCCACCATAATCAGGGCCAACCCAATAATCAACGCGGTTGAGTCCCCGCCATGGGCCAAGCCCTGCCCCGTAGAGGTCAAAGTTGCCGCCGTTGCGGCAATGCCAGCCCCGCCAGCGGCCGCAGCGCCTGCGCCGGTTGGCGTTTCGAGTACCTTGGTCTTGGGCTCCTTCGGCTCCTGCTTGCGAGGCTTGTCGGGGTTTAACCCCTTGCCGAACATGGCCGCCTCGGCGCCCCTGCGTTCAACCAATCCGGGCAGCACCACGACCTTGCCGCCTACCGTAGCCTTAACCCAGCGCTGCATTTCAGCGCATACGCGGGTCAGGTCTTTGCCGGTAACGGCCCGGTAGAAGTCCGTGTGGCTGCCACCGGGGCGGACGAAGGCTTGAGTACCGACGTTGAACACAAAGCTCACCAGCGCGTCGTAGCTCGCGTCTGGCAGCCTGCGAATGGCCGATTCCGGTAGGTGGCTGGCAATACTGCGCTCTACCTCCGAAATATCCTCACTCAGCAACCGCTCAGCGGTGGCCTCGTCAATGAACTCACCTGACTTTACGCCGCGAGTGTGCCCCCAGCCTATGGTGTAAATGCCGGCCGCGTCTTGGTAGGCGGTCAGTACCAGCCCCTCAAAGCGCTTGATAAGCTCTCTGGCCCTGCTCGACGACACCCTCATCTGATGCACCCCCACATGCCGGAGCCGGGCCGGGTGGCCGAATGCGAGGTAGCCTGCATCGACTTGAGCTTGGCTGAGCGCACGGCGCGTTCGTATTCCTCCCGCAGCGGAAGAACCCTAAGCAGGGCAGCATCCCGGAAGTGCAGAGCCGACACGTAGGCGCGTCTGGCTTCCAGCGTAATCGACCGCCGCCAATGCTCGTAGAGAAATACGTCATGCTCGCAGGCGTATTCTGTAGGCGCGGCCCACACCAGCACCCGCAACACGCCGTTGGCCGAACACCGGCCGGGGAAGTGCAGGTCTTCCAAGTGAATTTCGTTTCTGGCTGCATCGAACACGAAGGCCAGTTCGTTCCTGATGACAGCCGTACATCCGTCCCGCGAGTGGCAGGGATGCATATTGTCTATAGCCGCGCCGATAACGCCTACGATCTGTTCCCCGTGGTAGGGTTCGGTGGGGTAGGTGCAAACCCCCGGCTGAAGAGGGATCAGCAGTTGGCGTTGAAGAACTCTGGCGCGTTTGGCAAAGTCGATTGCCGCCTCCCGCGCATAGTTGGCCGCGATTTCCTCATCGGAGTCTTCAACTCCCACGATGATTTCAGGCAGCCAACGCTCCCAATCATAGGTGTCGATGGCTTCCTTGATGGGCAGCGGAGAGCAAACGGCCTCGCCGTCAGGCGCAGGCTCCGGGCAGGGTAGGGGTTGCGGAAGGCCGCAATCGTTGAACGCCTGCCCGTTGAACCCCCAATCTACGATAAGCCAGTTGACCGGGGAATACCGCAGGTTTTGGGGGTATTGAAGTCTCATTTACAAATCCAGTTCGGGCTCCGGCTCTTTGCGCTTCTTGGCAGCCTTCTTTTTTGCCGTCTTCTTTTTGGCAGTTTTCTTTTTGGCGGTCTTCTTTTTCGGCGGTTCGTCGTCTTCCACTACGTTCGTGGTCAACTCAACCTTGTCGTCTGCCGATACCACCGCGTCGTCATCGTCTTTTGTGCCGTCCAAGCCGACCGGCTTGACGTCTTCGGCTTTGGATACGTTGAACTGCGAGCGCTTGATGGGGTTGAAGATAAGCTCGTTGCCGCCGCCGCCAATGGCAAAACGGTGGATCACACCGCGAGCGTCTTTGGGTACAGCGATTTTCAGGCCGTTTACTCGGCTCACTACATGGGGCATGTCAATCTCCTTACTAAGACCCCGCCGAGCGGAAGGCCCGGCGGGGTGTTGTCAGGTTACGCTTGGGCGCGGTGTACGATTTCGTAGCTCACCGACACGATGATGCCGAAAGCACCCGTGACCGGGTCGCTGGGAACCGAAGCCACCCTCAAGGCAAGCTCGTCTGCTTCGAGGCTAAACTCGCCGCAGCCGTCGGCCCTGCCGATGATATCAATGAACTGATTATCATCCAGTGCGCCAAAGCCTTCAAAGGGGGTTTCAGCCCCCACGAGGGTTCGGGTCATTTCACAATCGCCGTCCTGCGCAGCCTCAATGACGTTGACGCAGCCCGTAGGCAGCGCCAAGCCGTTGCGGGTGACCAAGTCAAAGGTCAGGCCCGGCTCTTCGGCCGCGATATGAACCGCCACGCCGGTTACAAAAGAGTAGGTCGGAATCGCAAGAACGGAAATGTGAAAGCCAACACCATGCTCATTGATGCCTCCAACGATAGCTTGGCGGGTATCCGCAAAGCCGTCGCCGTAGGGCACGATGAACTTGTCGTTGCCGCCCAGCGGGTTACTGTGAGCCAGACTGTTGTCGAACCGAGTCCGGTTAGCCAGCTTGTCGTAATCCACGCGGGATGAGTTATCGCAGCAGCCAATTCCGGCGTTCGCAGCGAACACGTCCTGCCGAGGACGCGAGCCGCGAAACACCTGAATGCCCGGCGAGAGTTTGTCTTGTCTAGCCATTGATGGCCTCCTGATTAAACTTTGGTGATTGCCACGGCGACCGCGTACGGGTCGATGACGTGAGTATCCCAAACGAACTCTCCAACCAGATAGTCCTCAAACTTCCCTTCGTACCACTTGTTGGTGATAACGTCGAAAGCGTGAAGGACACGGTTCGGGTCGAGAAGAACGACGGGGGC